AAGTTCGCACGGCGCATGGACAAGGACGTCTTCGCCCGCCACTTCGCCAACTGGTGCCCGGTCATGAAGCACCACGACCAACCCTCCCCCGAGACGGTCGTCTGCTCCGACTGGAGATACATCAACGAGCTGCGGGTCTGCCAGGACATCCTCTGGGAGAAGGGCTGGAAGGTCCGCACGATCTACGTCGCCACGGCTGGCGTCGGTCCGGCTAACGACGAGGAGCTCGACAGCATCGCCGAGATACGCGCCTCCCACCTGTTCGACCAGGAGTATATCTTCCGGCCTAACACCCGTAACCAGATCATGACCGAAGGACGCAACCTTGCTCGCTCATGGAAACTCTGAACGCCGAGACTCTGCGCTGGGCGAACAAGGTCGGCATCAAGCCTGATCGCTTGGCCTTCCTTCTGGCCTGCCCGAAGTACACCCGCACCGGGCGCAACGACCGCCCCGCCTACATCAAGGCCGAGAACCCGAACCACCATCTCCAGAAACTCGGCGACTGCTACTGGTTCCGCCTGCGTCGCCGCGGCAAGGACATCGTCGAGAACATCGCCAGCGACCTCGAGACCGCCCGCAAGCGCCGTGACGAGATGCTTGCGGCCTTCGACGCCGGCAAGCCCATCCCCTATATCAACATCCGATGAGCATCATCCGCTGGGTAGCCGCTGGAGACAACCACGGCCAATTGGTTTGTGAAGAAACGCAGGACGCATTAGCCTCGTTCATCGGCCGCTGGCGCCCTCAGCTGCGCATCCATACCGGCGACTGCTTCGACTTCGGCGCCTGGAGACGCGGAGCCACCCCTGACGAGCAGGAGGAAGGCATCACCGATGACCTGAAGCATGGGAATTATTTCCTGCGCAAGGTGCTAAAGCCTACGATCTTCATGCAGGGCAACCACGACATCCGCGCTGAGGAGCAAGTCCTGTCCCGTAACGGAGACCGCCGTGACAATGCCATGCGGGCCGTGCAGTCTTATACCGACACCTTGGCCGAGATTGGATGTAAGGAGTTCCACCGCTACTCGGTCAAGGGTAAGGACTCCGAAGGGGTCAACCGATTCCGCGTCGGCAAACTCACCGGCACGCACGGCTTCAAGGCAGGCGTGGCCGCCACCCGTGAGACGGCACGCACCCTAGGTCGCCCAGGGGATGTCGTAATCCATGGACATACCCACGACTTCTCCCTCTGCACGATTGAGCACCTCGAGGCCGCGATCGTCGGCGTATCGGCCATGTGCTGTATGGACATCAACAAGGCCGACTATGCGCTGCGCCGCCTAGCCACGACCAAGTGGTGCAACGGCTGGCTCCATGGGGTCATCGACGAGAAGACCGGCGACTGCAAGGTCTGGACGGCCCATCGCTTCCAGGGCAAGTTCATCTGCTCGACCGCTTACGACCTGATCTGATGAAGCCCAAGGAGTACGCGGCCCTGCTCATGCGCACACAGCCAACCGAGCAACCTATCAACGCCGACGACGCTCCCACTGGCTGGGTCAAGACCACGGAGGTCGTCCGCCTGCTGGGCTACAACACCCGGGCAGGAGTCGCCCTGCCTATCGCCCGCATCGTCAACGCAGGCTTCGCCGAACGTAAGACCATCGCTCGCGGTCGGTTCATCTATCGCCTGTCGCCCAAGTTCAAGACCTGGGCACAAGCCAAGGCCGCAGCTGAAGCCCTCGACGCCTTCAAAGCCCCCGCAGGATGGGTCACGCTTTCCGAGTACGCCCGCAAGCACCGGCGCACCGTCCGCGGCATCCAGTACCGCATCGACGCCGCCCAAATCCCTGTGCGCATCCTCCGCAATCCTCGCCCGGTCCCTCACTACCGTAAGTCAGACCTCGACCGCATCCTACGCAAAGCATCTTGACCACGGGCACCCACGCCCACAAACCCAAACCCTCTCTTCAATGACTCCTCCGAACAATATTCCGGCGGAACGCCACCTCCTCGGCGTCCTGATCCGTGAAAACCTTCCCTTCCCGGTAAATCTTAAGCCTACGGACTTCTTCGAGCCGAAGCATCAGGACGTAGCCGCGGCCATCCTTTATCTGCAGGCCGACGGTAAGGCCGCTGACGAGGTAACCGTGCCAGCGTATCTTCACTCAGCTGGCTCTCTGGCCGACCATGCTTTCATCAATGACCTGACGGCTTACGCTGGTTTCGGCGAACTGCGTCAGGAGCATATCGACATGATCGCCGACGCTGCGTTCATGCGCGAGGCTTCCTTGATTGCATCAAAGGCCACTAATCCTGATGCCCTCATCGAGCATTATGCCAACCTGTCTGATAAGCGCAAGAGCCTGACAGTCCGCCAAAGTGCGCAGCGCATGCCTATCGACGAGCTGATGAAGTTCGACCGCAAGGCCGACCCCACTAACGTGCTAGGCAATCGCTGGCTATGCCGTGGCGGCTCCCTGGTCATGGCTGGGCAGGCCGGCACTGGCAAGTCAGCCCTGATGATGCAGGCCGCCATCAATTGGACGCTTGGGCAGGACTTCTTCGGCATCAGGACCAACGACGGCATGAAGATGCGCACGCTCGTGATCCAAGCCGAGAACGATGCCGGAGACGTGGCCGAGAGCATGCAGGACCAGATAAACGGACTGTACCTGGACGAAGACCAAAGGAATGAACTTAAGGACCGCATGTTCATCTACCGCGAAAGCGTCGCAACGGGCAAGGAGTTCGGGGACGTGGTGCGTAAGCTAGTCATCCAGCATCAGGCCACGATCTGCTTCGTCGACCCTCTCATGGCATTTGTCGGCGCTGACATCTCCGAGACCGCTGAGGCCGCCAAGTTCCTTCGCCACATCATCCAGCCTATCCTCAACGAGACGGGCGTCATCATCGTCTTCATGCACCACACCGGGAAGCCGAAGTCATCCAAGGACAAGGAAGGCCAGACCATGGCCGACCTCGCATACCAACTGTTTGGGAGCTCAGAGGTCACTAACTGGGCACGCGAGATAGCCTGCCTCCAACGTTGCCCAGGGGACGAGCCGATCTACCGCCTTGGCCTGACCAAGCGCCGTAGCCGTGCCGGTATGACCGACGGCATCAGCCCTTCCCCCGTCGGCGAGATTTACATTCGCCACTCCCCCAAGCGCGGTGAAATCCGCTGGGTCAGGTCTGGTCCTCCCATGCCCACGGACGGAGAAGGCTATTAGACCCCCTTGGCTGGCCCGCCAATGCCCCTTTGGAGGGGTGATGGCTACCACCCCCGCCTCAACCCACCCAACCCACCTTAAACAGGCCGCAAGGCCAATGCTAAATCTCTTATACAAAACCGATGACAAAACCGATGACAAATCTATGTCTCTACTGCAGTCCATGTATGCTACATGGACATGCAAGTAGAGAGGGAGGAAGGGATACGGCTCGCCTTGACGGCGGCCTACCCCCCTCCCCTCGAGATACAAAAGGCATCTGACGACCATGGCCTACTACCGCAAGAAACGCACCCCTGCCCAAGAGGAGGCTGACCGCGTCCGGAAGAAGATTGCCCGGGCCAAGCGCATCGAGACCCTCAAGACCTACCAAGAGCAATGGGACAACCCTGAGACCGAGCCCCTAATGCTCGCCCGATCTGCGTCAGGCCGGAGAAGCATAGCCGAACATCAGGCCATCCTTGAGCAAGCCGTGCATCGCTTCCTTCAGCGTCAGCCCGAGAGCCTGACCAAGGTACGATGGCTCGACGTCTTTTGCCGAGGCTATGACCAGATCATGGAGAACGCCCGGATGGTAAGCCCTGGCTCACGGCCTAAGCTGCGGGCCAAGGATGAGGCCAACCTGTTCCGCACCTTTGTCCGCAAAGGATACTTACGACTCGATGCAAAGACAGGGCTTTGGAACAACACATGCAGGCTCATGTGATTTGCTTATTCACCTAGGCAATATCCTTGCTCACATTGCCAGCGTGACACGCGCTAGGCTCAACGACCTGACGGCTCCGGCTAAGGAGGCCAAGTCGTTTGATGCTTGGTTCTTTGCCCAGCCGAAGAAGGTCCAAGAGAAGATGCGCGAGAACGGCGTGCTGCCTTACGCTGAGATGGCGCAACCTCGGCACGTCTTCAACATCGACGCCAATCATCCTGACTGGGCGTTCAACCCGACTGACATCGGCAGACGCGAAGAGGTCGATGCGTTCATCTCACGCGATCATGTCGGCGTGATGCTTAAGGGCTTCATGGATGCTTTGGCCTGCACCGACAACTTCGCATTCCGTCGTCACGTCGAGCTCATCCGCTGGGCGCTCAGTCTGCCCGGCTGTCTGTCGTCTCGCCTCATCGGCAAGATGTATGGCCGCTCTCACTTCTGGATGCGTGCCAGGGCGAAGGAGATCCAGCGCACCGTGAACTCCGACGCGTGCGGTTTGTTTCCTCATGTGAATGCCAGACGCGGCAAGAATAAGGTGCCAAGCCCCCTCCCCCCTGCCACGCCCAAGCCATGAAAACGGCCCATATACCCCCGTTAAGGAGTCTCCTAGACCCCCCCCTACGTCACGCGTGGCCCGTCACCACGACCAAATCTTGTGTGTTCGTTTTGACCAAACAGCCTGTTGACAATGAAACCCTGTGATTTGAAAACCCGCGAACTTTCAGCCATCGCCCGCGCTGAAAAAGCCAAGCGTGACGCGTCAATCGTCGAGGCATTCAAACGATGCGGAACCATTCACGCCACGCGCGCTGCGTTCGACTTCGCGCATTCACGCGAGGTTGTGCGTAAGGCGATCAGCAAGGCCGGGGTTTACGACAAAGGGAAACGCGACCAAGTCCTGATAGCCAAGTTCAAGACTAACCCGCGGAAAAGCACTTGGTCAGACCGTATGTATTCTAGGTCACATGGATCAGAACTGCAGATGCAAACGGAAGCCGAACAGCTGCTTAAAGACTCCTGCGTACAGCATCAGCGCCACATCCAACGCGAGGTTCAAGTACCCGGTTGCCAGATGCGGGCAGACTTGGCCGGCTACAACTGGGCCATTGAGACCAAAAAAGAATGCTCTTCCCAAGGTATGCTTACGGCCATGGCCCAGTGCCTGGTCTATCGCAAGCATCTGAACAAGCGGCACGTCTGCATCATGCTTCCAGACGATATTGAGCCCGCAGCCTTCTACGTTACCGAGTGCCTGTCCTACGGCATCCCTGTCATCAAGATGTCCCAACTAGTCTGGTGGGTAAACACCGTTCAGAACGATGCCCAGCCAAACTGAGATTGCCGAGGCCCTTGGCCTGACTCGGCAGCGCGTCTCCATCTTGGTCAAGAAAGGTATGCCCATCGACTCGGTCGAGGCCGCCACCGCTTGGAGGCAATCGCAAGAAGACGCCCGGGTGCGGCTTGCTCCGACACCACCCGATCAGCTCGACGACGGCTCCCTGTCTTCGACCATCGAAGAGCACCGGGCCTTAGTGGGTCGGGCTCGCGGAGTCTGGCAGGCGGCCATGGAACAAGGGGACACCAACCAGGGCAAATACCAGTCAGCCTATAACGCCAGCCTGCGCTCGCTCGTGCAGCTCGAGGCCGAACAGGAAAGACGCGTCATCCTCACCCGAGACTTCATCTCCGCCAAGGAAGCGACCGAGGCCATGCGCGACATGACGGCGGGCATCGTCAACCGCCTGGATAAACTCGCCCTCGATGTCGCAGAAGGATGTAACCCCGAGAACCCTGCGAAGGCGGTGAAAGTTCTCGAGGCTTGGGTGCGCCGCGTGAAGGCCGACCTATCGACCGATGAATAAGGCCGACTTGCTCCGCATCGGTCGGGACGTTCTGCGTCCGTCAGACTCGGGTGATGTCGTCGAGTGGCTGGAGTCCAACGTCCACGCCATCCCTGACTCGCCGATGCCCGGGCCGTTCCGCTCCGAGCGCACGCCGTGGGTCGCCGAAGCCCTACGCATCGCCGCTGATCCAGAGACGAAACTACTGACCGTCCTTGCCAGCATCCAATCGGGCAAGTCCCTCTTCGCCCGCCTGCTCACCTGTCACATCATCGCCAACGCTCCAGGGCCGACAATGGTGCTTCAGGCCACCGACCCCGAGGCCAAGGACTTCGCCCTGCGTTACCTCCGCCCGGTCTGGAACAACTGCCCGCCAGTGAAGGCGCGTCTTTCGGGGGACGACCTCGACAGGTCCACGACCGCGGACTTCGACCGCATGACGCTCTACTGTCGCGGCATCTGGAACGAGGCCAACCTTCAGCGCCTGTCCCTGCGTTACACGATCGCCGACGAGTGCTGGATGGCACCGCCCGGACACTTGGCCGAACTGAGCGCGCGCGTCACTGCGTTCGGCTGGATGGGCAAGCGCATCTTTTTATCCCAGGGCGGAAGGGCTGGACAGGAGTTCCATCAGCTGCACGAAACGACCGACCAACGGGACTGGAATATGCGCTGCCCGAAGTGCGACCACCTTCAGCCGTGGGTCTGGGAGCAGATCAGGTTCCCCGAGGACGCGAAGTCCACAGGCACATGGGACTTGCACAAGGTCAGCGTCGGCACGACCTACGAATGCGCGGCCTGTCGGACGCATCTGCCCGACACGAACGCCAGCCGCCTCGAGGCCAACGCCCGCGGAACCTTCGTCGCTACGTCCGTCGCCGCGAACTCCGGGCACATCGGCCTGCATTGGAACAGCCTAGCGACGATGAGCTGGGGCGAGTTGGGCGTCCTGATGCTCAAGGCCAAGGAGGCCAACGACCAATACGGAGACGAAGAGCCGCGGCGCATCTTCAAGCAGAAGCGGCTGGCCATGCCCTGGAGCGAAGAGGGCGGCGAGATGGTGGCGCTGGCGGAGGCCGCGAACTACAAGATGGCCGACCCTTGGGACGCTGAGGCCGCAATCACCCCGAAGGCCCGGGTCGTCGAGCAGAAGGACGCCGTGCCCGGGAGCATCCCTTTCCGCACGATGGGGGTCGACGTCCAGCGTGGCCACTTCTGGGTGACTGTCCGCCGCTGGGCCAAGACCGGGCATAGCCGCCTGATGGCCTTCGCCCGCATCGACTCATGGGGCAACGTCGAGGCGTTCGCCAAACAGCACGGCGTCCACCATGCGCTTGTCCTCGTCGACTCCGGCGACAATACGACCGAGGTCTACCGCGAGACAGCCAAGCGGAATTGGAAGACGGCCAAGGGCTCAGGCTCCGACGACTTCGCCGTGACCGACAAGTCCGGCAACACGACCCGCCGCTTCTATTCCGAGAAGCAGTCTATCGTCGTCCCTGGCATCCCGCAGCGGGCGATCCTTATCGTCCACTCGGCCACCGCCGGCAAAGACCTCCTGCACGGCCTCCGGGCTCGCCGGGTGTGGAGCTACGCCCTCGACGCTACCCCTGAGTATGTCGAGCAACTGAGCGCCGAAGTCCGCGTAAAGGACAAGCGAACGGGCAAGCCGATGTGGATACTTCCCCAGGGCAAGAAGGACAACCACGCCATGGACTGCGAAATCCTCGCCCTGCTGGCCGCGGTCCGCTGGGGCATCGCCGGGCGGGAAACTGCCGAAACCGACTTGCAACCGTCATGACCCTTGGCACGCTATATGCAAGGGTGCGTCGTTTAGTGTCGTGGGAGGAAGAGACTCATGGCGTGGGCTGGGCGGCGCACCCCCCTTTTAACTTCCATTCTCGGCAAGTTTAAATGGCCTCTGGACTCTTTATCGGACTTACGGAGTGCGAACTCCTAGACATCAAAGCCAAGGCGGTCGCCATGATCACCGAAGGTAAGACCCTGATGTCCTATTCCGACTCCGGCTCGTCCGCGTCCAAGCAGTTCGCCATGCCCCCGAAGGAGATGCTCGCCGAGGC